GACAATCATAAATCCTAATGGTATAACTTTAAAACTACACCATAGATTTATCAATGACTTTTCTGCTGCTTGCTACCTTATTACTCGTCATCATGCAACTAAACTTCTCAAACTTCACCAAAGGAAAACGCAGTGGAAACTTGACCAAAACATCAGACCAAGAGCAGTCTCCGAAGACTTGATTCTTGATAGTGGCAAGTCATATGCTACACCATTGTTCAACTACAGATTAGACATGGGGTCTGCTATACATGAGGAGCACATAGAAATCTTCCATAAGAATAGCAACCATGCTCTTACAGATTTTTGGAGAGAGCAGGGTGCTGATGTAAACATTACAGAGGTGATGCAATTGGATGAATATTGTGGTAGAATACCACCAATGGTCTACATAAATCAAGGAAAGGAGGAGGCAAAAAATGGTGCCTGAAGTTGTACTCTCTGATGAGTTCAAACAACCAGAGTTCAAAGAGATGCAAGACATCGGTCACATAGGTGTCTTTGATAATATTGTCAAGTGGGAGTTCTGTGATACTATCATAGACTCATTTGAATTTTGGTACTCACGTAAACACATAGAGGGTAGCACAAAAGTCACACAGTTTGAGGGCAAGGAACTTGCACTTGATAAATTCATGGAGGGTGACAAACAATTCAACCATGGCACACAAAGGAATGCTTTTGGTAGGAGTGACAAACAATTATACCTTGAAGTTGCTGATGCTACATTAGCAATGGAAGTAAACCAAGCAATAGGAACTGCATTCGAGATCTATGCTAAAAAATATAGTGGAATTGTTGATTGTGCTGACCCTGTGTCATCTTGGACATGTAAAGTACAGCGTACAGATCCTGGCGGAGGTTATCATGTGTGGCATTCAGAGAACGGTAGTTTCTTATATCGAGACAGAGTTCTAACATGGATGTTATATCTAAATGATATCCCTGTAGAGAATGGTGGAGCAACTGACTTCTTCCATCAGAAAGTATCATTCCAACCAAAGAAAGGCACTATCGTATTGTGGCCAGCAGCATACACACATATGCACAGAGGTGCATTCCTTACTGGTGACAAGTCAAAGTATATTGCTACTGGTTGGTTCTCACGTGAGCCAGGTGATGTTACTAATAGAATACTTGGTGAGAAATCAGGGCAACTTGCACCAAGTGAGAAGATGAATGGATGATATTCTATACATCAATAACGAATGGATATGATAGGTTAGCATCACCTCCACAGGTAGATCATAAATTCATATGCTTTTATGATGGTGACAAACCAGACGTAGATGGGTGGGAGTATATAAAACTAGAGGTAGATGAAGCATGTCCTGTAAGAAAATCATATCATCCTAAACATTGTCCACATCTTTACTTCGATAAGAATGCAGAGACTGTGTGGATAGATGGATCGTATCCTGTTACTCATGACATTGTACAGTCATCAGAAGATTTATTTCTGTCACATGACTTTGTAATGCAGAAGCACCCAGAGAACAGGACACTGCTGACAGAGTTTGCAAAGTTATATCGTGAGGGATTCTCATCTAGAGATGAGATACTAGAGATGTGTACAAATATAAGAGACATAGGATATAATCTATCCTTCTATAATCAGACCATCAACAGTCTGATCTGGAGAAAACTTACACCTGAGGTTATAGACTGGTGTGAGACATGGAGGGAGTGGTATGATGATGGTGTCAATAGAGATCAGATCTCTAGTTCTGTTGCAGAATTTATTCTTAGTAAGAAATACAAATCACCACTGTCATTCAAGATACACAGAGTTCCTATCAAGGTAGACATGGGTAGATCTAATAGGATAAAGAAGTATGGTGAGTCATACAAACTACATGTTCGACCTAGCACACAAGACAACATAGATTTTGTCAGCAGTATGCAAAACATATTCAAAGAGGGTCTTGATCTCAGCAAGATGTATGCATGTGTAAAGTACACACCATTTGAACTGAATAATTTTGTAGACTACAAGGACATAATAATATACACATGTATTACTAATGGATATGATGAGTTCCAGAAGAGTAATTACTACCACCCTGACATAAGATATGTCTGCTTCCATGATGGTACCATAGACACATCTATTACACCATGGGAGTATATCAAACTGGATGTTGACATTGATTGTCCAAGACGACTATCATTTTTTCCCAAAGCGAATCCACATCTATATTTCCCCAGTGGTGCACACACCATATGGATTGACGGTTGCTACAAACATACCAGAGAGTTTGTGGAGAAGAGTAGGTATTGTTTTCCATTCACTATGCTCAGACATGCATCAAAGTTCTCATACTTTGATGAGATGTTAGAAGGATTTACATGTGCATTCTTTAGTTACGATGATGCCATAAATCTTACAAAGAAACTGAAAGAGACAGGATATAATTTCAGAACATATGCTAGTCCACTAGGCACCATTGTGTATAGAACACTGACACCTGACATGATCAAGTTCAATGAGTCATGGTACAAGTGGTCACTGGTCGGATGCAATAGAGATCAGATAGCATATGATGTTGCTATCAAGGAGTCAGGTATACAATTACCATCAGTTTTTGAGAACAGATGTGACTCTGGTGTACCCCTAGGATTCTATGAGAAGTGGGGTAGAAAAGGTTATCATCCTCAACGTGGTGACAAAGATCAATACAAACGTAAGGATGAATTGCTCAAGGAAATGGGAGAGATCACAGGTCTAAATCCCAAACTATATACATCGTATCCAGACCATGAATTTTACATGAAGGTCTACAGTATAATATGATTTACTACACCATAAACGCTTACAATTATATTGAGAATCTACAAGCACCATCATGGGTACAGGTGCTGACAGAAGCAGATGTATTAGGTGACCCTATAAGGAATAGTAGAGAGGATAAAATACTATGTCCGTTTGATGAACCTAGTGTATACATTGATGCATCAAAGGTGCACCTGCTAGACGATAAGTTTAGAGAGTTGAGTGAAGATATAATGTCAAGGGGTAAGTTCACTGTCATGCAACACCCCCATAAACATACCTACCTTGAGGAGTGTGCAGAGTATGTGTCGAAGAGATGGGTAGACAGTGAGACGTTGCTACAGTTTAGTGCTGATGTTGCAGAGACAACGTTTGATTTTGAAGAATACTTCTCACCTCTATGCACTATACTCTGGAGACCATATCCAACAAAAGAATTTGATAAACTGTGGTGGAAGTGGTACAACAAAGGAGGTGTAAGAGATCAACTATCATTCTCTGTTGCACTACAACTGAGTGGTATAGAATACGAGTCAGTATACTCTAGAGATTTTCTCAACCAGTTCACAAATGCAAATCCTGATGGTGTGTGGTGGGACAATAGGTGTGGTGATTATGTCTATGGTGCAGAGGAAAACATCATAGAGTTTGTAGATCTGTTGACAGAAATTACAGGACTGTATGACTGGACAGAATACTTTAGATCAGGCACAGATAGAATCACAGGTGAACCTTTCTATGGTGATGCAGGTATGTACACTTACTCTATTGAGTGGGATGATCCTGATAAGGAACAGATAATAATATACACATCAATTACAAATGGATATGATACTATACCTGAGGGTAATTACTATGACCCAGACATAAAGTATGTCTGCTTTACTGATGGCACTGTTGATGTACCTGCACCATGGGAAGTAAGAGAGATACCAGTAGAAATAGATTGTCCTAGGAGAAGGTCTGCCTATGCCAAGATCAATCCACATAAGCTATTCCCACTAGGATCTAAGACAGTATGGTTAGACGGATGCTATGTACATACAAAGGAGTGGGTAGAGAACTGTAGAGATATCTTGAAGGATACACCCATGACACACATGCTGCATCCTCATAGGTTTACCTACCACAATGAGATCATGGAAGGGTTTGGTGCAAACTTCAACAGCAAGGAACAGATGCTAGAGTTGACCAAGGCATTGCATGAAGTAAACTATGACTTCAAAAAATATTGTTCTCCTGTGTTGACATGTATATGGAGACAGATATCAGAGGACATGTTTGAGTTCCATGATCTGTGGTGGAAGTATTCAAACATAGGATCTAACAGAGATCAGGTGTCATTCGATTGTGCAAAACAATTGACAGGTATAGAGTGGAGCACGATACACAACTGGGA